TTATATGTTTAGAGATGATATGATCTCTGATGGTATAGAGAATTGTGTACAGTACATTCATAACTTTGATCCAGAGAAGTCTAGGAATCCATTTGCATATTTTACTCAAATTATTCATTATGCTTTCTTGAGAAGGATTCAGAAAGAGAAAAAACAGTTAGAAATTAAAACAAAGATAATTGAGAAGACAGGATATGATGAAGTTATGAATGTTGATGAAGGAGCACTTACTGGCAGTAGTTCTGATTACAATACTATTAAAGATAATATCCAATACAAATCTGGAAGATAAATGGCATTTGATGATGATGTAAAGATTTCTATTAACCTTAATAAGTTGGTAGAGACTAGAGCAAAACTATTGACTCAATATGAAGACTACTCAAATGCAGTAGCAACTGGTGAGTATCTTGATGAGAATGATGTTGATCGTATTGCAGTCCAGTTAAGAGAAACACTTACTTGGGATGCACTCTATTTTATGGTAGATGGTGCGATACTAGATTATATGGGTTTAAAAAATCCAAACAAACCTCATTATGGTGAAAGATCTATTGAAACTGTTGAGTTGACAATGGAGAAAGAGAGAAAGGCAAGAGAGAAAGAGTTTAAGAAAAACTTTGATCTTGTTAAATTAGAATCATCTGCATGGACAATTGAAGTACCAGTACGTAAGAAGAAATGAAAGTAGCAATTATAACTGACCAACATTTTGGTGCTAGAAAAGGTGCTGACTATCTTCATAAGTATTTTAAAAAATTCTATGAAGATGTTTTCTTTCCTACTATAGAATCTGAAGGTATTACTACTGTAATTGATATGGGTGATACCTTTGATAATAGAAGGAATATTGATTTAGCATCTTTAGAATGGTCTAAAAAGGTTTACTTTGATAGATTGAAGTCTATGAAAGTAAAGTTGCATAGTATTGTTGGTAATCATACTGCATATTATAAAGATACTAATGAAGTTAATACAATAGACCTTTTATTAAAAGAATATAATAATATAATAACGTATTCTTCTACTACAGAAGTAAAATTTGATAAATTAAAAGTTTTATTTGTTCCGTGGATTAATTCTGAAAATTATAATGATACTCTTAATTTAATTAATAAATCTAAATGTAAAGTTGCTATGGGGCATCTTGAGCTCAATGGATTTACGGCAACTCCAGGACATACTATGGAACATGGTATGGATAGTAAACCTTTTGATAAATTTGAAAAAGTTTATTCAGGTCATTATCATCAAAGATCTGATAATGGAAAAGTATTTTATTTGGGTAATCCTTATGAGATGTTTTGGAATGATGTAAATCAAACTAGAGGTTTCCATATATTTGATACAGATACTTTAGAGCATACACCAATTAATAATCCTTATAAATTATTTCATAACATATATTATCAAGATCATAATTATAAATTATTTGATGCAAGAGAATTAAAAAATAAAATTGTAAAAGTTATTGTAAGGCAGAAAACCGACCAAAAACAGTTTGAAAAATTTATAGATAAGTTATACTCTTCTGGTATTCAAGATCTTAAAATAATAGAGAATTTCCAATTACAGGAAAGTGGTGATTTTGAGGTTGAGGATACTGAAAATACTATTGGTATATTAAATAGGTATATTGATGAATCTGATTTTGAAGGTGATAAGACAATGATAAAGGGTATATTGCAGAAAATATATGCGGAGGCTTGCGAGGTAGACTAATGTATCTACTCACAATGAAACATCAACAAGACGAAGGTGCTTATGCTGTTCTTAATCGGTATGGGGAGAAAGTTTTGTTTATGTTTCAGCAGGAGGATGATGCAGAAAGATATGCAATGCAGTTAGAAGAGCAAGAAGATAATGAGATGGATGTAATAGAGGTTGATGATAACCTTGCAATTATTACGTGTAGACGCTATAATTATAAGTATGCTGTGATTACACCAAATGACATCGTTATACCGCCAAAATTGAATGATAACATTTCAGAAGATTAGATGGAAGAATTTTCTATCAACTGGCAATCAGTTTACAGAAGTTGATTTTCAAGAAAATGCGACAAATTTAATAGTAGGCACTAATGGTACTGGTAAATCAACAGTTCTTGATGCCTTGACTTTTGGTTTGTTTAATAAACCATTTCGTAAAATTAATAAAAGTCAATTATTAAACAGTACTAATGAGAAGGATTGTTTAGTTGAAGTTGAATTCTGTATTAATAATAAAGAATATTTGGTTAGAAGAGGAATAAAACCTAATATTTTCGTCATAATTGTAGATGGTAATGCCTTACATAAGGAGGCAGATGATCGTGTAATGCAGAAAATGCTTGAGGAGAATATTCTTAAAGTCAATTACAAATCATTTACGCAGATTGTTATTTTAGGAAGTAGTGCATTTGTTCCTTTTATGCAGTTAACTGGTGCAAATCGTAGAGATGTGATTGAAGATCTGCTTGATATTCGTATTTTTTCTGCAATGAATAATCTCATTAAGGATAAAATTAGGACTCAAAAAGATAATATAAAAACTTTAGATCTTAAAAAAGAAAATGTAAAAGATAAACTTGATATGCAGGAAAAGTTTATTGATGAATTAGAGAGTCGTGGTAAAAAGGATATAGAAGATAAGAAAGGTAAAGTTAAAGTATTAGGTATTGAAGCAGATACTCATTTAGAACATAATCAAATATTAGAATCAAAATCTACTGATCTTGTAAAAGAACAAGAGAAAGTAACTGGAGCAAATAAAAAGTTAAAGAAACTAAACAATCTCAAAGGTAAAATATCTCAAAAAGTAGCGACCATTACTAAAGAACATAAGTTTTTCACAGACAATACGGTATGTCCTACTTGTACTCAAGATATAGAAGAATCCTTTCGTGTAAATAGAATTGCTGACGTTCAAAATACAGCAAAGGAGTTGCAATCTGGTTATAAAGAACTGGAGGAAGCAATTCAAAAAGAAGAGGAACGAGAACGTCAGTTTACCACACTATCAAAGGAGATTACTAAACTCAATAATGACATTTCTCAAAACAATACTCGAATCTCTGGATGTAACAAGCAGATCAGAGATTTGGAATCGGAAATTCAGAAACTTACCGATCAACTTGCAAACAGAAATACTGAACATGAAAAGTTAGAAGAGTTTAAAGAAAATCTCCAAAATATTTTTAAAGAATTAGCAGATAAGAAAGAAGAGATTATCTATCACGATTTTGCATATTCTTTGTTAAAGGATGATGGAGTAAAGACTAAGATAATTAAGAAGTATCTACCACTCATTAATAAGCAGGTTAATCGTTATCTGCAGATGATGGATTTCTATATTAATTTTACTCTTGATGAAGAGTTTAATGAAACTATTCAATCACCTATTCATGAGAAGTTTTCTTATGCATCTTTTTCTGAAGGGGAGAAGATGAGAATCGACCTTGCACTTCTGTTTACTTGGAGGGAAGTTGCTAGGGTTAAAAATTCTGTGAATACAAATCTATTAATAATGGATGAGGTATTTGACAGTTCACTTGATGGTATGGGTACAGATGAGTTCTTAAAGATTATTAGATTTGTGATTAAGGATGCAAATGTATTTGTTATATCCCATAAAGCAGATCTTCATGATAAGTTTGAAAGTGTAATTAAATTTGAAAAGGTTAAAGGTTTCTCACGAATGGTTTCTACATAAATACCTAAAAACCTTTTAACAATGGCTTGGCATATTAAAAAAACTAGTCTTCTTGGTTCTAGTGCTGTAGGTACTGTTTATTTCAAGGGTGATAATTCTTGGACTGAGAATTATGACAATAGAAAGACTTATACTTCACAAGCAAAAGCAAAGGAAGAAGATTTTATCTGGAAGAAAAAAACTAATAATGGTTGGGATGTAGTTGCTGTGAATGAGAATGCATAATGAAAACATATCAACAATTTGCAGAGGATGCCAAAGAAATTAATAAATTGAAGGATACTATCATGAGCAATCGTGGAGTAAAAAAACTTACTGGTAATTTGAAGCAAGGAAACATTAATATTAAAGATCTTAAAAATTTTGCACATAGTGATGATGCCAAAAATCTTAAGAGTGCTGCATTAAATACACTTATTAATGTAGGTCAAGTATACCTTAATAAAGCAAAAAATAAGGTAAACAAATGAAAACTTACAAGCAGTTTAATGAAGATTTGAAATCTTGGTGGAATAAAGGTAAGAATGTTAGGATCCCTAATGAGGATACTGCTAGTTGGAAAACTTTGTGGGATGATGATATTAAACAGGTATCACACTCTGATAAAGCATTTAAATCAGGTAAAACAAATTGGAAAAGTTTGAGACCGTGGAAAGGATTTACTGATCCCAAATTAAGAGGAACTGGTCCAACTCCTATACAAAGACAAATTGTTGGGAGATCTGCAAAAACTCTTAAAAAAGCCTTGCCTTTAGCAAAAAAGGTTGCTAAATTAGTATTGAGTCGAGGTCGAAAATTTTAATGGGTTATTCAGATCGTCCAGTGGATATGTCCGATTCCTTTAAGGAGGATGGATGGGAGTATTGTAAATATCTTATTACAGATCCGAGATCTGATGTATACTTGAATAGAATGAAGGAGAAATCAGATGAAAGTTCCAAATTGGCAGCATCACTCCAAGAAGGAGAAGAAGCGAACACTTAAACCACAAGCTCTACGTTCTGCAAGAGAAAGGCGTAGACAGTTGATAAAGTGTCTACACAACCGCCCCAAGAGGCGGTTTTCTAGTATAATAGGTACATCAAGAGAAATGAACGATGACTGTTCGCCACGAAATCAAATCACAACTTGCAAAACTACTTGCTACTGAAGATCTAGTAGTAGAACATAAGAAGGTTGAAACTGCTGAATTTAATGTTCACACAAGGGTTTTAACATTACCTATGTGGGAAAAGGCAAGTAATAATGTATATGATATGCTTGTTGGACATGAGGTTGGACATGCTCTTTATACACCTGATGTTGATTGGTTTGTAGATCGTAAGATATCACAACAGTTTGTTAATATTGTAGAAGATGTAAGAATTGAGAAGTTGATAAAGCGTAGATATGCTGGTTTATTAAAAACTTTCTTTAATGCTTATAATGAATTAAGTGATAATGATTTCTTTGATGTTCAGGGTAAGGATCTTGGTGAATTGAATTTGGCAGATCGTATTAATCTATATTTCAAGATTGGTAATTTTGTTGATATTGATTTTAGTGTAGAGGAAATGATATATGTGAATAAAGTAGATAGTTGTGAAACATTTGAAGAAGTTCTTGATGCTGCTGAAGAATTATACAACTATTGTAAGCAGCAAATGGATCAACAGGAATCAATTGCTCCTATAGAAGGAACTGGTGAGAATGAAGGATCTTTAGAGGAAAATGATACTCCTGCTGATGGTCAGGGTGAAGAAAAGGATGGAGAAGTTGATATGGAGTACCAACCAAAATCTTCTTTGGATAGCGGACCTGTACTTGAGGACTTTGAAGATATGGCTGGTAATATGGGTGGAGATGAATATAACGATGAACCACAAGCAGAAACTGTTAAGTCTTTAAGTGATGCACTTAAGAATCTTGTTGAGAATACTGGTGTTGAAAATTCTTATATTGAAATGCCTGAAATTTATTTGGATAAGTTAATCATTCCTAATAATGCAATATATGAAATTTGTGAGCAGCATTGGGATGATACTGTAAAGACCTATCAAGAAAGTTCTTACTATAAAGAGAATCCACATTTTGCAAAAACTGCAGAAAATTTATTTGAGCATGTGGATGGTGAATTTTATAAATTTAAAAAATCGGCACAAAAAGAAGTTAATTATCTTGTAAAAGAATTTGAGATGAAAAAATCTGCTGGTGCATATGCTCGTGCTACTACTGCTAGAACAGGAGTTCTTGATACAGCAAAACTTCATACCTATAAGTATAGTGAAGATCTTTTCAAAAAAGTAACCATACTTCCTGATGGTAAGAATCATGGATTAGTTTTTGTTCTTGATTGGTCTGGATCTATGCATACTGTGTTAATGGATACTCTTAAGCAACTTTATAATCTATTATGGTTCTGTAAGAAAGTTCAAATACCTTTTGAGGTATATGCTTTTACTAGTGATTTTCCTTATGGTGTTGATCCTGAAACTGGTGAAAGACCACCATCATATAATAAGGTAAAAAATACTGTTGATATTCCACATTGGTTCTCACTTATGAATATGTTTACAAGTAAGTGTAATAATAAAACTCTTGAGAGTCAAATGAAGAATATATTCAGAGTTGTTAGTGCTATGGATCATGAAACATATACCATTTATAGAGAACCTACTGCAATGAGATTGTCAGGAACACCATTAAATGAAACACTCTTATCATTACATAAGATATTGCCAAAATTTAAAAAAGAGCATAATCTACAAAAAGTTCAGTGTGTAATATTAACTGATGGTGAAGCACAACCAATGAGAGTCACTAGACAAGTTCATAGACATTGGGAAGATGAACCATATCTAGGAACAGTGTATATGGGTAACAATTGTTTTTTACGTGATAGGAAAACAGGAAATACTTATAATATGAATGTTGAATGGTATCAACAAACTGATGTTCTAATTGAAAATCTAAAACATAATTTTCCTGACATGAATTTTATTGGAATTAGATTACTTTCAAGTAGGGATGCTGGTCAATTTGTTCGTAGATATTGTGGATATGGAACTGATATTCATGATAAGGTAATGGCAAGTTGGAAAAAGAATAAGTCTTTCGCAATTAAAAATTCTTCTTTTGATAGTTGGTTTGGATTATTATCATCTGCATTATCTTCTGATGATGAGTTTAGTGTTAATGATGATGCAACAAAAGTGCAGATAAAGAGAGCATTTATTAAGAGTTTGAAGAATAAAAAGATGAATAAGAAAATACTTGGTGAATTTATTGAGTTAGTTGCTTAAGTAAATTCGATAAATAGATTTGATGATTATTTAAAGCAATGGCTAGAATTACTTCAAGACAGGCACAGGAATTAATGGATGCCTATGCTAAGGTTTATGAACCCAAAGAAGAACCTGCAGTAGAAACACCAGTTAACGAAACACCTGTTGAAGATATTCAAGAGAGGACACTTCTGCGTCCTTCTGAGAGATTTGCACAAAGTCAACAATCTCAAGCAAACTTAAAAAAAGCAACTTCAGGATATAAGTTTTCAAAAACCGACGATGGTAATATTCGTGCAGATAAGGTGAGTGGAAATAATAACAATACATCTAATAATAAAACTACACAAAAACCTGTTGCACAACAACAAAAACCTGTTGCACAACAACAGCAACAACAAAGACCAGCAACTGGTGGTCAACCACAAGGTGGAACTCCAGTAAATCAACTTTTCAATAAGGGTGGTAGTGACGGATCACCTGCACCTTACACTGGTGGTCCTAATGCTGCTCAACGTGCTAATGCTGGAACTCAAAAACCTGTTGCACAAGGACAACAACCTGTAAAAACTGTTGGTGGTCAAGGTAATAGACAAAGACCAGTAAAAACTGGTGGCATTCAGGCAGGTAAAGCAATTAGAGGTGGATTAAGTAGATTAGGATCTCTTGCAGGTAGAGCTGTTGGTGCTGCTAAAAGTGCTGCTGGTAATGTTGGTGCTGCTGCTGGACGTGCTGCTGGTGCTGTTGCTAGTGGTGCTAAAAGTGCTGCTGGTGCTGTTGCTAGTGGTGCAAAAAGAGTTGCTGGTGGAGTTGCAGATGCGGCAACTGGTAATATGACTGATTTTGATAAGAGAGGTGGAAAACCTCAAGGTGTGGCAAGAGTAGTTGCAGGTGGTATTGATAAACTTACAGGTGATAGAACTGATCTTGATAAAAGAGGAGCAACACCATTAAATGCAGGTCAAAGAGCTCAACAACAAAAATCAGCACCACAAGCACAAGCAAAACCTGCTGCTACAAGACCTGTACAAGGACAACAACCTGCTGCAAAACCTGTATTATCTAATAATAGTCCAGCAGCAAAAGCAGGTATTCCTCTTAATATGAGGCAAGCTGCTGCTGATAAAAATGCTAAATTTCAAGCAGCAAGGAAAAGTGGTAATTTAGCACAGTACCGTAAAGAGAATCCACAGATGTCTGGTGCTGATAGAGCAAAGGCAATGGCAAAGCAGAGAATAGCAGCAAAAAAATCAGCACCAGCACAACCTGTTCAAAGAAAAGTTACTTCTGTAATGGATATGGAAGGTTATGATAATGTGTTTGATGATACAATTCAATTTTTAGTTTCTGAAGGACATGCTAAAGATGTATCTGAAGCAATGTCTATAATGAGTGAATCTGAATTTATAGATGCCTTTAATCAGGAACTTAACGGATAAATAAAAAAAGAATTAGATTAGTACTATGAGTAGATTTGGTGATTTATTAAAAACTGGTGAAGTGCATTCTGCATTTGAAGAAGAAAATTCTTCTGTAGTAACAGAATCTGTACCAGAACCTGTTGCACCACCTCCAGTGGTAGAACCTGAACCAACTCCAATTACACAAGCATTTGTTAATCCATTAGATGAAATGCCTATTGCTAATGGTGATAGTATTCCAAACTTTAAGAAAATGTCAAAATTTGAATTAGAGGAATATGGTAGAACTGTGGGTATTGAATTGGATAGAAGATTAAGTCAGAAGAAATTGGTAAAACAACTCAAGGAACATATTGGAAGATAAACCAGTTTAAAAACTGGCATAAAGAGGGACACTATCCCTCTTTTTTTGTCTATAATATGTTTATTGAAACGAAACAAATCATGGCTTTTGAACTTAAAATGACCGAACAGCAAGCAGTTGATGGATTAAGAAGCACATACGGTACAGAATTTACCACTGCCGATGTTCGTGCTTTTTGTGCTATGAATGATATTGCATATGCAACCGTCACAAGAAAAATACAAAAATATAAAGTATCTAAAGGTAAGTGGAACCTTGAAGTTACTACAGCAGCAGTTGAGAACATTGAAAAATCATTTAGTGCTCCTGCAGTTCAACCAGTTGTTGAGCAAGATTTAGTACCTGCAAAAGATTCTACATTCGTTCCTTTTGGGAACTTTAAAGATGTTAAAAAAATTATACAAAGTCGTAATTTTTATCCTACTTTTATTACTGGTCTTTCTGGGAATGGTAAGACATTTTCAGTAGAGCAAGCATGTGCTCAACTTGGAAGAGAAATTATTCGTGTAAACATTACTATTGAAACAGATGAAGATGATCTTATTGGCGGTTTCCGTCTTGTTAATGGTGAAACCGTATGGCACAATGGCCCAGTCATTGAAGCACTCGAACGAGGATCTATCTTGTTACTTGACGAAATCGACCTCGCATCCAACAAGATTCTCTGTCTTCAGAGCGTACTTGAAGGATCTGGAGTTTTCCTTAAGAAAATTGGAAAATTCGTTCGACCAACAGCAGGATTCAACATCATCGCAACTGCAAATACTAAAGGTAAAGGTTCAGACGACGGACGATTCATTGGAACTAACGTGCTCAACGAAGCCTTCCTTGAGCGATTCCCAGTAACATTTGAACAGGAGTATCCTACTGTTGCTAATGAGATTAAGATCCTAAATGGAGTATCTCAACAGATTGGTGTTAAAGATGCTGATTTCTGTAAGAGATTGGTAGACTGGGCTGACATTATTCGCAAAACATTCTATGATGGTGGTATCGAGGATCTTATCAGTACTCGTAGATTAGTTCATATAGTTCGTGCTTTCTCTATCTTTAATGATAAAGCAAAAGCAATTCAGGTATGCATCAATCGTTTCGATGATGAAACGAAGCAGTCATTCCTTGAATTATATGATAAAGTAGATGTAGACTTTAACTTGAATCTTGATGAAGAATCTGTGGAAAAATTATAAGGATGCTGTAGCAGAGACATTCCCTGATTTATCTTTCAGGGAATGTTGGGCATCTTGGGAAGGTAAAAAGTTATCTCTCACTGCTGAAACTCACGTTCACCCATATTTTATCAAATCAAGACAGGTTGATATTTGGGGCGAAAAGAGTTGTATTTACAATAATATCATCTATCCAAAAACAAATGCTACGGATATACCAACAGGTATTCTTCCTTGTTTTGGTGTTGATCTAATGGCATTCAATGAAAAGAAGGTTATTATTGTATTTGATTTCCAACATCCAGTAGAAAACTTTCTATTTGGTGTTGATAGTTTACCTGAAGGAAGAGGTGATTATCGCTTCTTTGAACCAGGTAATCATTTCTCTGAAAATATCTACATTCAATATTGTAAGGCTGATGAGGTTGATGAACATTTGGATATGTTCAAACAATACTTGACAGTATACAAAAATATGGTAGAATTAGGGAAACCAGAAGGCACTGATACTAGTGTCTACAAAGACTTCGATGCTTATATGACCAAACTTGATCCAGTAGGAGGATATCTTGCAGGATCATTTGGAAAAGAAAAAGCAGACAAACTTGTAAACGAATTTCTATTTTCTTATGGTTAATGCTTGGAGTCTACTTTATGAAGAACTTAATGGAACTATGGATGAGGTTTATCCTGTTATGACAGACAACACAATTACTCCACAAGAGAGTGATGAATATGATCCTATTGTGGGATCAGGTAATACTGCTACCTACACAATTTCTGATGATGTTATAATCAAAGATTATAGGGATCAATCAGTATTCAATGTAAGTTTGGATGATGATTTTGTTATGCCACCAACACCTGGTATAGAAACAGACAATCCTAGAAAATATAAAGAGGATGAGTCCATCAAAGCTCTTCAGGATTATATTTCTACCACTTATGGTGGACATTATACTTCTGACAATAATAACGTCCAGACACTTGATCTTATTGAGTCAGTAGGGGATGCAGAGGCATTCTGCAGATCCAATGCTATCAAGTACTTGAGTCGCTATGACAAGAAAGGACAAGCAAAACGTGATATACTAAAAGCATTACATTATTCACTCCTACTTTATCACTTCAGTGGGCAATTAAATGAAACTCCGACCCGTGGTTATGAAACTTTCTGATAATACATTAACAGTTCTTAAGAACTTTGCTAGTATTAATAATTCCATTCTTATGAAGAAGGGAACACACTTACGCACCATTTCTGTTGCGAAGAATATTCTTGCTGAAGCAGACATTGCTGAAGAATTTCCAAGAGATGTTGCTGTTTATGATTTGAATCAATTCCTAAATGGAATGAGTCTTCATCAAGATCCTGATCTTGATTTTAAAGAAGATTCTTATCTTACTATTCGTGAAGGAAGACGTAAGGTGAAGTATTTCTATGCTGATCCTGCAGTTATTATTTCTCCACCTGATAAGGAAATTACTCTTCCAACTGAAGATGTTCACTTCCAGTTAGAGAGTACTTCTCTTGAGAAGTTGCTTAAAGCAGCAGCAATCTATCAGTTACCTGATTTATCCCTAATAGGGCAGGACAATGAGATTCGCCTTGTTGTAAGGGATAAGAAGAACGATACATCGAATGAGTATTCTATTATCGTAGGTGAAACTGATAAGCAGTTTGTATTCAACTTTAAGGTTGAGAACATCAAGATTATTCCTGGTGCTTATGATGTAGTTGTTTCATCTAAACTACTATCTAAATTTACAAACAGCAATTATAATCTAACATATTATATTGCATTAGAACCTGATTCAACTTTCGGATAATGAATTATATTGGACTAGAAGTCGTCTTTTGGACATCTCTTACGATTTACGTCCTAATAAAATTGGGAGTATTTAAAAAGACATGAGTGATACTGAAATAATTCGGGGGAAGGTAAAAACTGTTTTCAGTACATCTGAACCCGATAAAGTTCTCATACAGTATGAGGACAAGGTTACTGCTGGTAACGGTAGGAAAGTAGATTTCCCTATAGGAAAGGGAAAAGTTTGTATGGAAATTTCCGAATTCTTTTTTAAGAAGATGGAAAGTCATGGAATACGTACTCATTACATTGATACATTTCCTGAAAGGATTATGTCATGTAAAAAGGTTAGAATTATCCCTGTAGAAGTTGTAGTAAGAAATGTTGCTGCTGGATCACTTTGTAGACAAACTTATATTGAAGAAGGTACTTTTTTAAATCCACCTTTGGTTGAGTTTTATCTCAAAGATGATCTCAAAGATGATCCACTTCTTACTACGGATAGAATGGAACGTATGGGATATACTGAAATTTTATATTCTGAATTACGTAGTAGTGCTATTAAAATAAATGATATTCTTACAGATATATTTGATAAAATAGATCTTACTCTAGTTGATTTTAAATTGGAGTATGGATATGATTCTAACGGCAATTTATGTTTGGCTGATGAACTATCACCTGACTCGATGCGACTCTGGAAAAAGGGTACGAATGAAAGTATGGATAAAGACTTGTTTAGAAAGGATAAAGGTGATATAGTAGAAGCATACACAAACATTTTAGAAAAACTAAAGAATGAGTGATTTTATTTGGGTTGAAAAGTATCGACCTCAAACTATTGATGATTGCATTCTCCCAGAAACTATTAAGAAAACCTTTAATGATTTTCTAAATAGGGGTGAAATTCCAAATATGTTATTGTCTGGTCCTCCAGGTATTGGTAAGACCACAGTAGCAAAGGCACTCTGCAAACAATTAGGAGCAGATTATTATGTCATTAATGGATCGGATGAGGGGCGTTTTCTTGACACTGTTAGGAATAATGCCAAGAACTTTGCGTCTACGGTATCTCTCACGAG